CTGAGTACGCTTGGAAGTGCTGCTATTTTTATGGCTCTTTTAGAACCGGGTCCAGACGATCCTAATGGACTTGCAAGTAGAAGAAGTCCAACAGATACTTTAGCAGCAAATGTGTTCCGTGGGATTTTTGTTAGTTCTAATTCCGGTTCGTTATCCGCTTTTGGTAGTGGTTCTAATCGAAATCAAAATACCATTTACGGAACTTCTACGGCAGCTCATACGTCTCCACTATATGTTTCCGGAAGTTACACTTATTACAAAACAAATCATTTTGGATTGACTGTTGGCAATACGACTACGGCAAGTGGTATTTGGACTTTGGGATATGGGATGCAGGGGCCGGATCATGTCCCCGGCGCTAGTGTCAATCAAGCTTCAGTTATATTGTTCAAACAAAGTCAATCAAAAGCCAATACCCAAATATTTTCCGCGTCTTTTGTTTATACTTGGGCTAGAACGATGGGCGGTAACTAAAATCGTTTATGATTGCTCATATACACAATGAGAATTTTGGTTACGCTGTAGCCTGTGATGGAAATTGGGCCGCAGTAGGAAACCCGGCATTGTTACGTTACACTTCCGCATCTTCCAGTTTTATAAAAACTGGGTCGGTGGAAGTTTATCGTTACAACATCAACACGGATACGCATGATTTGAAGAGTGTTTTGTATCGTCCGCCATTATCTGCAGAAGACGTGTTTCTATCAACTGACACAGCAAGTTTAATTCTTCACACTGAATACACGGGGTCTGTTCCTTTCACATCTGATTTGGATTTGTTATTGGATGTCGGTCAATATTACACCGCATCCGAAGATGGTTATGGTCGATCTTTAGATTTACACAACACAATCCTTGTCGTCGGCAATCCATACTTTTCAAGTAGTGTTAACATTGATACGGCGTCTTTTATTACCATTGGTACTGGTAACGTTGACCTTTTTGATTTAACTCGTTTGGATGTTGACCCATACTTGGTTAGACAACAACCCCAAATTACGGGTTATGGAATTAGTTCGTCATTACTTTCAGTTGTGGCAACCGTTCCGACATCCCAAAGTTTTGGTTATGTTTTATTGGAAACTTCTATATCGGGCAGCGAATATCAAAAAACTGCTTTGGCGGTAACATCAAACAATGGTGGCAATGTAATTTTGGGCACCAACTATCCAACCGGCTCAAGTTATTTGATTTTCAGAGTAAGTGGCATTGTATCAAATGACCCCTATCTTGTTACGATTGATAATCCCAATACAGCAGTTTCCAATTCGTTTGGTTGGGATGTATCAAGAAACGATAATTGGTTGGCCGTCAGTTCTATTTACGAATCTGGTAGTCGGGGTGCAGTATTCATGTATCAGCGATTGGGTAGTAATGAATCCAGTTGGTCGTTGTATCAAACCATTTCTCCACCAACAGATATTTTGGCAGGGGATTATTTCGGGTGGGCAGTGGATTTGAATAAAGCGCCGGGCCAATTTTCAAGAAGTCTTGTGGTTGGTAGTTCTAAAGTAAGTCAATCAAAAGTTTATGTGTATGAATTGGAAGGTGGAGTTTGGACGCAAAGTTTTACGTTGTCTCCTGATAACGACACCATTCACCCACTGACTTTCTTTCCTACACTACCATACATTTCTGGTTCGATTGCTAACACCGCAGATAGTTTCGGTCATGACGTTGCCATTTATGGGAATACTATCGTGGTTGGAGCTCCAACCGACCGATTCATTTATGAATACATAGGTTCATCGTTGTATCATCAAGGAGCGGTTTATTTCTTTGAGAAATGTGCAGACCCTATAAATCGTTATTACTTGGCCCGTAAATCTTACGGTAACGAAAAAATTCTAAAGGATAACAATTTAGGGTGGTCAGTAAGTGTCAGTGGAGATTATGCGGTTGCAGGCTGCCCGAAATATTACATGTCTCCAATAATCTGTTATTTGCGAGGAACACTGTATCAACGACATTATTGCGGCGATCCCGATGAAATTATCAATGGACAGTTCGTTCTTTTTAACAAGACTACAGGTTCAATTCCTGACACTACGAACCTCGATTGGGAGATTACCAATGTGTATCAAACCAAGAAACGTTTAATGCACCCACATCGAGCTTATGGTTACGCCACTGATATTTGTGACAATTTCATAACGATTGGAGCACCAATGCTGATTTCTGGTTCTCAACGAATCATGGATTTGACACCTACAACCGCTAGTTTTACGGGCAGTGTGTATGACCTTGGAGATTTGACCGGCAAAGCATACATTTACAACTTGAACAATTTCCGAGAGGAATTCTATGTTGGAAACGTTTTCTATCGAAATGGTAAGATGGTAATCATGACTTCGGGTTCGGCATTTAATGGCATCCTTCAAACCGATACAATTGGTAATGAATACGAGTATGACATGGATTTCAAGTCGAAACAAGTCATATTTGAAAAACAGATCATATGTCCGATTGAGCCGGGAGAATTCAATGTTAGCACCAATCCAACGGCTATTACAATTTTACAATCTTTCTATGACCTTAACAACAATGGTCGATTTGATTTCCAAGATGCCGATGTGTTGCTTCGTTTCATGAAATACAAGGCAACTGAGGCTAGTGGTTATCCAAATACGGATTGGAGTAGTTCTATCATTGGAACATCCACCGATGAAGAAATTGCGGTTTACAACATGTATTCAGAATTATGGACAAATACGCCTGCGCTGTTTACAAAGAGTTTTTCAGACATAAACAATACACTGGTTACGGAATTGGATTTTAATGAGGACAATAAAATTGATAACAACGACATGAACATTTTGTGGAAATATTTCATCTATCGTTTGAACCAACAGAATTACGAAACTTACATTACTCCAAATTCGTCGAGAAAATATTTGAGTGATATCATTGATTATATGAATGCTCGAACAATGCGTGGCCAATCACCGTTAATTAGTACCGACTTCTTGGACTATTCAGCACTGTCAAAAGCTGACCCAACAGGTTCATATCTTGCTCCATATGTAACAACTGTGGGATTATACAACGGAACGGAATTGGTAGCTGTGGCTAAATTAGGTTCTCCAATCAAAATTACACCGGATTTTCCGATTAACATTATTGTAAAAATGGACTTCTAATCGTGTATGTTGAAAGAACTTAAACGATATCAAGTTAGACTAACACCTTTTCAGGCGGTTAAAAACTGGGCGTTAAACAATACCGAAAACGAATCGGTGTTGTTATTTGAATCTACAGGTTCAGATGATGGCGAACAAATTGATCTCGAATATATTGATTGGGGTACCGGCGGCTCATCTCCGAATACTAGCAGTGAATGTGAAATAGCCTTAGAGCAACAGGATGCAGACCAAGCAAGCTATCGTGAAGGGGCATCCGTAACCGGCCCATTTTATCCCGAAACCGATCCTGTAAATGTAGATGGAACGTATCAACGAAGTGTCTATTCTCAGGTCAAAATTTCATTTTACAACACTTTCCGCGACCCAACTAAAATTTGGGGGTTGGAAAACATTGATTTTGAAAAAGGAAAAACCAAACGTCGTTTAGCGGACAGATTGAGAATGTTTGATATTCCGAGACGTATTTTTGGAGATAAAATTTTACCATCTACCGTGGTTATTCGTGATACTTCACTCGATAACGATTACACAATTGAAGACGATGGTTATGGAAACCTTACCGCAAGACGGAATCTCTTCTCTAAACAACAAGAAATAGGGGATTTTACCAACGACTTTTTGGTTGGTGCAGAACATACGTGTGATGATTATTTGATGTTAACTTCATCAACATCGCCGATTTCGTTGGGCAATTGGGAATCTATTACAATCAATTGGGAAGCTATTACAAGCAATTGGGAAGTAGTATAAATCCCTAAATTACGGTAAAATGCTAGTTATTATACCATTAGTAACCGTTACAGTTTTACCATCAACCGTAGTAAAAGTACCCGTTGCTCCTGATGGTGGGAAAGTTGTATAAAAAGAAGAGGAATTGGCAATTGTAATGTTTCCATTTGAATCAAGATATGGAATTAGAAGACTTCCAGACGCATGAATTTCTCCATACGCTGAATTGCTATTGTCTCGTTGGATAAAGACAACATCCTTTTTACTGACTAAATTGGTAATAAATGCCATTTTACATCATTCCTCCTTGTCAATAAATAGAAAGAAAACGAAGAATTTAAGCAACAAGCCAGTTTACAATCAAACCATTGGATATATGAACGGAATGAGTTACCGACGCGGACATGTCTGTAAATGACCTTGTTGCGGTCAATCCATTAACACCACCATAAGTCCAACTAGATGTTTGGGCAAACGAAGAAGTTCCGGTGAAATTTGAATTGGATGCGCTAATCGTCAACACTGTCGCATCATTTTGGTCGGTGAAGGTGCTACCACCATTACTAAAAGTGCCACGGATTTTTCCATCAACGTTAATGAGCAATGAATTATTGATTCGGATAGATTGAGTACCAGCACCAAGCATATCTATGCTGACACCATTACCAACAGAATTGATAAATGATGTTTTGTTCGTACCAGAACCAGAAATTACAAATGTCGTGTTAACAATACTCGGTGCGGGAGCCCACGAAGAACTCACTGCCCACGAGGCCGTAAAACTTGATGTAGATAAAGCCGTCGGCACCGATGCCGAATTGAAAAATATAAACGAACTTGGTGATGACGACAACACTCTTTCCACAAACGAAGAACTAGCTGCGTTTCGTTGTACGATAAAAACATCGTGCGGGTTGTAGATTAGACTCATATGTTAAAAGTTGTTGAACAGACTCATCGGAATACTTATCGCTGCTCCACTTAGATAAATATAATCATTGTCATAAGATGACCAACTTATTTGGTCGGCCAGCGGTTGAATTCCCAATACCAACGCTTTAGGCGCTCGTCTCCAAGAACCTCCAACGTAAATGTAGTAATAATCGGTATCATACGATATCCAACCTTCTTCTCCGGGGTCAGATGAATTTGTTGGAGCAGGAAACTGCCATTGACTTAAAAGCAAAGCAGACGACGGAATCAACTCGGCAGGTTGTTGAATTGAAATAGGTGGCGGTGGAATAACGACATCTTTTTGAAGATTTGGATAATCTTGGCGTCTCCACTTTTCCTTGTTGGGGTCAAAGCTCGACATGTCAAAATCGGTCGTAACCACTTCTTCGCCCATGACAATCTTTTTAGGAGTAAACCATTTCTTTGTTGTCGGTTTACTACCATCCAAACCATAACTGGAATCCGGCAGAAGATAACCATGAACCACCAAATCAAACTCGGTTTTCACCATTCGGTCTTGGTCAACTTGAAGTTCAATTGCGTGGGAAAATGATTCGATGTTAGTGCGAAAACGGAAACCACGAGCATCACCCCAATAATCATCCGTCTCAAAGTTCATGCGTTCGACCAACGTATTCATCTGCTCCACATATTCTGTCCAAATGATGAAGTGATAGGTGAATACCATGTGGTCAGGCACCACAACGTCATATACTTCATTGACGGGAACGTTGAGGCCCACCAATACGTTGAATGGTGTGTAACGATTCTTTTCAGAAAATAGTTTGATGACGGGATACTTCAAATAACGGTTGAACATCATCAAGGCTTGGTCTTTGTCCGAAGTGGTGCGTTGGAAAACAATCGCAGGCAGTTGAATCTTGCCGTTGTAATCTCGGAAATAACCATCCTTTTGAATGGATTTCCACTTTTCAGGAGATGCGTAGAAGGTTGGGACTTTGATACGAGCACCTTCATCCACCACATTCAATTGGAAACGTTCCAACTGCTTCATGATGGCGGTGTCAACGTCAATCAGCCGAACGGTAAAATCCTTTTGGGTGTCGGTATCCCGACGAGTATTCTCCGCACGATTGCCCGTTACCTTCTTTTCACTCAGAACTTCTGATTTCTGAACGACGTTCGGTACCGGGTTTGTTGGATTGCCTTTCCATGCCATGGCGTTATCCCTGTCTTTCCACGAAACTCAACTTTGATAGTCGTGAGTAATGTGTATTTACGATGATGGAATGTGATTTATCTTCTATACCACCCAAGAACTGTTCTTGGACTACGTTATCTATTTCATGATATCGTTCGTTCCAACGGACAATATCACCAATTTCAGGATACAGATTGACCAATTTCAACATGTTTTCACGGAACTTGAAGACCACCGTTTGGTTACGGTCAGGTCCAAATTCATCATAAGACGTATCAATGTCGGCTCGGTCAACCAAACAAGTGACTTCCACACCCGGATAGTAAAGTTTACCAGATTCAGGAGTTGACTCACCATAAACATTTGACTTCATTTCCGATGGCGCCATCTTGTAAATCAGAATTTCAGTTTGAATGATATCTCCCATGAGTTCCCCGTTAAACGAGTTAACAAGCCTCATATCTCTAACCGAAAAATACCTGCCGAGCAATCCCATAGGTTATTACTTCTTTTCTTCGTTCAATCCTGACCAACCATGACCACGAACATGATGTTGTAATGCGATTCCCGCACTATCCACGATTTCTTTCCAAACGTGAACTGGCGGTACGTCATCTTCTGGCATATTGGCAATCATTTTCAGATAATCCAAAACCGCGTCTTTTTCTTCACCGAACTTTGGTGATTGATTCAAACCAACCTCAGCGACTGGTTCGGTTCCGTCATTCTTGGCAAACTGTTCATGTTCGGTGTCATCCCAATAACCAAACTTGTCGGCAATCTGGACGGCTGTTTGATAGGCGACCCTCTGAGCCGTGGAAACATCTTTGATGTAACCCAAACCAACGGCTTCCACTTGGTCATAAGAAATCGTCTTAGCTCCCGTTTCGTGTGCGTTCGCAAACACCTTTTTCATTCCTG